TTTCCCCCTTGTTCCCCGGCTGGTTCGGCACGACCCCGGAATACCACTGCTTCCAGAGCAACACGCTCACCGTCACCTCGAACAGCTCGAACGTGAACGTGCACACCGCGCACGCCATCGCCCCGGGCGCGTTCCTGGGCGGCACCGGCAAGGCCCCCCGCGTCGCAGCGGCGAGCGACGACAACTATGGCGAGACCGCGAAGGTGATCTGGATTGCCTACCTGGCGCTCGGCATCGCCGACAACCGCTTCATCACCAAGGCGCAGTACTCCGAGGATGTGAGCTGATATGGCCTACCCGCCTCGCTACCTGACGATCTCTGGCGGATCGGGCACGCTCACGGCTGCACCCGTGGCGGGCACGACCACCGCCGGAACCGCCATCGCTACGGCAAGCCTCGACCGGGAAACCGTGTCGTGCTTGTTCAATGTGCTGGCGGAAACCAACACCCTCACGCTCACCGGCAAGTTCCAGGTCAGCCTCGACAACTCGACCTGGTACGATCTGGCGGGCGACGCGCAGAACCCTGCGAACGTCGTGCTGGCAACCGGCACCGCCGGCGCGGATACGGCCGTCACGCGGGTTCTGCCCGTGCCGCCGGCCGCGCTCGGCTGGAACTGGATCCGTGCTGCGGTCGTGAACGGCGTGGCCACCGGCGCCGCGGGCGACACGTACGCCTTCACGTTCCAGTGCCGCAAGTTCAGCGGCTTCTGAGGGCGCGCGATGGCGCTGTCGACGGCTGAGCTTCTGCGGGTCCGGGCTGAGCTCGGATTCAATGTGCTCAGCGTCGGGGCAGCGCCGTTCATCGGCGTAACTTCCCTTTTCGACACCATCATTGCCCAGTACATGACGGCGGGCGCGGCGACTACGAGCTCAACGGCAGTCACCGCAGCGACCTCCGCGACACCGGTCGCGATCACGCTGGCAAGCGCTACGGGCTTCGCGGCCGGCGAGCGCATCTGGCTCGACGTGGACGACCGTCTCGAGTCGGCGACCATTCAGTCGCTCTCAGGCGCAGTCGCTACCGTCGACCTCATCAAGGCGCACTCGGGAACGTATCCCGTCTACGTCGATGGCGGGGAGGCGATGGTTCGCGAGAAGCTGAACCAGATCAAGTCCACCAAAGCGCAGATGGCAGGCACGTTTGGCGCCGGCGCTCTGAAGAAGGTGGACGAGGTCGAGTTCTACCAATCGCGCACACTGACCTGGTTCGGCTCGCTGGGTGAGCAGCTCATGTTCTGGCGAGACGAGCTCGCTGCGCTGCTCGGCGCTCCTAACCTGTGGCGGCAGAAGCGGGCAGCGGGCTCGACGATCGCGCTCTACTGACCATGCCGACCCTCGCCGAATCCCTGCGCCCGCTGGTGGCGAGCATCAGGGCGATTCCGGGACAGATGGGGCTAAGGCCGTATTCGGTCGCGATCGTGGTCGGCACCTGGTCGGGCGCCTATGTCGGCCGCGAATCGAAGACGGAATCAGCTATCACGATCACCGAAGCGAACGGACAGCCGCCGAAAGTACGGTTCCTGAACGCGGAAGAGATCGCGGTCGGCGGCCTGCAAAAAGGCAGCTGCACGATTGGGCCGATCACGCCGGCATTCCCCGGCGGCGGGACGCTGTTCACGAACATCAAGCCCGCGCTTGTCGATGGCCAAACGGTGCATGTTCGGATCACGGGGCCTGAGTTTCCGGACGGCGGCCTATTCAAGATCACCGCTTTCGACACAGACCACGCTATCCACTACATGCTGACATGCGAGCCGACTGAGCTGACTCCGCCATGAGCGATTCGCTGTATCGCCAATGGGGCGCGGTCGCGCTGCCTCTAGCGGCGACCAGCGAAGCAGACCTCAGCTCACTCGACCCCGCGCGAGACATCCTGCTCGAGCTGTTCGCGGCGGCCCTGATCTCGGAGCTCACGCCGCGCTGGGCAAACGCCGTCGCGGGCACGCCGCTCGTCGGAAACCAGCCGGTCCAGTCGAAGCTTCCGGCGATTCCGGACCTGGACGCTATGCGCCAGGTCTATCAGGCCTTCCCGCTGCTAGCAGTCGGGCGCACGGACGACCCGCAGACAGAAGACGAGCTCACGCTCTGGCAAAACCGCATCACGTCGCGGTGGAGCGTCAACTACATCCTCGGTCCGCTCGAGCTCGGCAACCAGCTTAAGCTCGGCGACGTCCTGACCGAAGCAGCCCGCATTCTCTCGAGCGTGCTCCACGCCGGTGGGCACAAGGCCTACGCGACCACCACGAACGAAGGCCAAGTCTTCGCCAAACAGGTGCTCGGCGCGGGCGCCAGTTGCTGCTACTTCTCGACGCTCAAGGTCGTTAACTTCATGCAGGGCGCCGCGGCGTTTTCGCAGGGCGGACCCAAGTACCATGCACTGACCTACCTACTCGAGACGACGGAACTCGAGACGGATGTGCGGGTCGGTACTCCGCTGGTCGGACGGTCGTTTTCGCTCGGTCTCGACGGAGACGGCGGATCGCTGCCGGGATTCATGCGGACGATCTCGCGCGGCGGCTTCAGTTCGGGCTTTAGCACGGGCTTCCGGGTTCTGGGCACATGAGCGACACCGAACGCAGCCTCATCGACCTGATCGCGCTCTGCCCAGATAATACGGCGGGATCGATCAGCGAGCAGGATCTCCGCGACATACTGGTCAGCATTTTCGGCAGCTACGGCTCGGTCTACATTGATGCAGGCTCCGGCACGCAAACGCTGACGCTCGCCGACACGGCGTACGCGATGGCGCAGTTCACGTCGGTCGGGCCAAGCTCGAGCGTGACCGCACTCACCTCCTCGATCACAGTCGGCCCCGCCGGCGTCTACGACGTCGACTGTCGCTGCGAATTCGTCGGCGCCGCGACACGAACCTACACGCTCACTTGCGGCGGCGGACTCATCTCCTCCACGACCGTCAATTCGAACGGCGACAGGACCGCTCTGGCTTTCTCGGGTCAGGTCACGCTGGCCGCGAACGCCGCGCTCGCGCTGACCGTGCAATGCGGGGCCGCCGGGCAAACGTTCGCGGTGAAAACCGGACACTGGAAGGTCAAGCGCATCGGATAGGCCATGTGGAACCTCGACGAAGTCCGACGCGGACACGAGCGATTCCTGGCCGAGACCGAGCGCCTGATCGGTGATGCCGAAGAAGTAGCGGGCCGGCATGCTGAAGAGCAGGTCCGCGCCAATCCGCCGTTCAAGCCGCGCACCGGGAACCTCCAGCGCCAGACGACTCACCGCGTGGTCCGCCTCGGCAGCGGTCGGATTTTGCGAATCGCGAATTCCGCCAAATACGCGGCGGCAATCGATGGCGGGTCACGCCCGCACCTGATTCGAGCGCGCAACGGCTACCTCGCATTCAAGGGGCGCGACGGCAAGACGGTTTTCCGCCGGCAGGTCCAGCACCCCGGCAACCGCCCCTACAAGTTCCTCTATCGCGCGACCAACTCAGCGTTCCGCGTACTCGGACACGAGATCGAGCGACGCATGAGCGACGCGGCGAAGCGATTCTAGCGCGACGACCCCACAGCTTTCACGCGGCGCTACGGCGCACGCGAAGGGACACCTCTATGCAGCTCAAGTTCTATGCGAAGAAGGACCACGTCGTCCACTGGCCTGGCCCGAAGTTCACGGGACAGCGCCACGACTACGTAGGCCGCAAGTTCGAGAAGGCGAGCGACGACAAGGCGGCGAAAGCGGCTGGCGTCCTCGGCGTGCACGCGGCGCTTAAGGAAGCGGCGGAGATCGACTCTGCAGCTCCCGGCGCCGACGACCTGATTCGCTACTGCCGCAAGGGCGGTCTCTGGCCAGCCGATGCTGACACCGCTGCCGCGTGCGGCGTCGAGTTCACGAAGGTCGAATACAGCGACAGCGAACGCGAGTGGCTGCCGGCGAAGGCCGAGAAAAAGCCCGCCGCGCGCCCGAACCAAACCAGCACCGCTGCGGAGTGATGAATGGCAATCCTCGGATATCCTAGCTCTTGGCGTGCGCCGTTTTCCGCGGTCGAGCTGACATTCGGTCAGGGACCGTCCACGGCATCCGCCGGCCCGCGCTCCGCGCTCTACGTCGCACCCAAGACGACCGCAGGCACCGGCACGGTCAATCTGGTCTACCCGATTCTGAAGGAGCAGGACGCGATCGACGTCGCCGGCGCGGGCTCCCCCGCGCACCGCGCGTGTCGGCGCCACCTGCTGGCCAACAAGGACGGCAAGCTGTTCCTGATGGTCTACGCGGCGAGCTCGGGCTCTGGCGTAGCGACCGCTACGGGCACGATCACGTTGACCTTCACCTCGGGCTCGAACCCGACTGCGACCGGCGTGCTCACGACCACGATTTGCGGCGAGCAGATCACGACCGGTTTCACGACCGCGAGCACGCTCACCACGATCGCCGCGGCGCTGGCGGAGCAGATCAACTTCAAAACCCACCTCCCCGTCACGGCCTCGGCCTCGGTTGGCGTAGTCACGCTGACGGCCAAGGTCGCCGGTGCCTCCCAGGGCGACGGCACAGTCGGCGTCATCCGCTTCCGGAGCATCCCGGACCCCGGCAAGAACCTCGTCGCGGCCACGAGCGGCAACGCTCTCGGCCTCGGCACGGGCACGCCTGGCGCGGACGGCGCGACGACCGAAACCGCGAACCTCACAACCGCGCTCAACGGGCTAACCAACAGCCGCTACTACTATATGGGCTTCACGGTTTGGAGCTCGACCGCGCTCGCGCCGATCAAGACGCACATCTCAAACAAGAGCGAGCCTAACCCGGGCCTCAGAAGCCGCGGCTTCACCGCCTACACGGGCACGCTGACCGCGCTGCAGACGCTCGCCATTTCTGCCAACCACGAGCGGCGCCACTTCGTTCACCAAGAGGCGAGCGAGTGGGATGCGGCGGATCTCGTCGGAAACGCGATGGCCGTGCACCAGAAGGCCGAATCTGTCACGGGCGGGTTCGTCCACGACAACTACCGCGACGCCGATTGGATGTGCCCGGCCGTCTACGATCCGAGCGATCGCCCGACCGGCACCGAGATCAACGACTCGGTCACGGACGGCATCATTCAGATCGCCTCGGACGAGTTCGGCTCGTTCATGGTGATGAGCGTCAACAGCCGCTCGAAAGACAGTGGCGGTACGCTCGACGACTTCCGCGCGACCGAGACGCACCGCGTTTCGTTCATGGACTACGTGGCCGACACGTGGCTTCTGCGGGATGGTGTGCAGTACGGCACGGGATTCAAGCTCCAGGCCGACCAGCTTCGCCCCGACGGAACCGTAAACTTCAACCAGTTCGTGCCGGCGCGCACGCTCACGCCGAGCCTCTACAAGCCATTCCCCGCGTCGCTCATCTCGGAGTTCGTCCGAGACGGGCTGCTCCAGGACGAGGCTTCGTGGCTCGCGTCGCTCCGCTGCTACATCGACCCGCTGAACTCGGGGCGACTCGGTGCGAGCGCCAGCGGCCGAACCATCGACATCCGTCACCAGCTCGAAGTGCGTCTCGTCGAGACGTCGCCGGGCTGACGCGCGCGACTCCTCGAAAAACTAGAACGCCGCCAAGGCGGCACAACGAAAGCGTACGACAATCGCACAGCTCGAGGACCACCTACGCCTAAAGCTCTTGATCGACGGCGTATTTCAGATCAAGCCGACCAGCATCCGTGTTTCGCTCGATTCCGGCGCGCAGGAGCTCGACACGCTCGAGGGGCTTGCGGGCAAGACCCCGGGCTCCGGCAAGGCCAAGATCACCGGCTCTTGCGTGGTACCGCTCGGCGGCCCCGAGTTCGACTTCTTCACGGCCTGCGTCGAAGGATCCTACCACCAGATGCAAGTGCCGTTCGGCGTCAAGAGCTACATCGGCAACGGCTGGTTTCATACAGCCGAACTCGGCCAGTCCGTGAACCAGGCCACCGAGTTTCAATTCGAGTGGACCGGAGAGTTCGCCAAGCCGAAGTGACGCGAGCGTGAGAGCGAGCGCCGTTCGGTAGAGGTGGCCGAGCCAAGCGCAACTGCAGTTTCATGGGTGAACGCCTCCGCGTCCTTTCGGGGATGTCGGAGGCGTTTGCTGTTTCTAGAGGGAAAATGAAGGAAATCAAGCCAGAGGATCTGATCCGTACGCTGCTCGATGGCGCACCGTCGAAGGTGTTCGACTTCACGAAGGTGCTGCCGAGCGGAGAGCGCGCTACGACCAAGATCCGGGTGCAAGTCCTGCGCGCCGCAGAGAACATCACGGCGCTCAAGGACTCGCAGGACTACGCCAAGGACACGGGCGAGCGAGATGGCTACAACGACATCTACCGCGAGGCGCAGGCGCACGAGGTGTTGACTCGATGCCTGCGGCATGTCGACAAGAGCCAGCGTCCGGATGGATCCGAGCACTACCCTCCTCTGTTCACAGACTCCCGGCAGCTGCGCGCATCGTTCAACGAGCTCGAGCTCGCCGCGCTGCTCAACTGCTACCAGATCACCAAGAGCGAATTCGGATCGCTCGAGGCCCTTGACGAGCACGATGCCGAAACGTGGATTGCGAGGTTGAGCGACCCGCTCCGCGGCCCTTTTTTTCTGTCGCAGTTGGACTCGCTTCACTGGCCAGGGTTGATCGTATTGTTAGCGGGGATCGCGCGCGACTTGTGCCAATCGGTTGGCCACCCGCTACCGAGCTTGGACGATACTTCCGACTCCAGCCTCACGAGCTCCACGGCGGACACTGGGTCCTTGCAATCGCCGCCAACCGCGTCGTCTACGGACGGTGAGCCGGTGACGGACATAGGGCCAGACAAGATCCTCACGCGCGAAGAAGCTCGAGCGCGCGTCGCCGAAGTCCTGAAGAAGAAGACGTAGCAACGTGGAGCTCCGGTACGATATCGCCGTCACCGGCATGAGCCAGCTGCGCACGGTCGTGCGCGGTGTCGAGCAGGAGCTGCTGGCGAGCAGCAAGCGCGTTCATCAGCGCGCAGGCGTAAAGCCAGGCACCAAGCCCGGCGCAGTCGCGGACGAGACCAAGCGGACCGCGCGCGGCGTCGAGCAACTAGACCGCCAGCGCTCACGCGCACTGATGGCGGACTTCTCGCGTCAGGAGCGAGCGCGCATCCGATCCGAGCGCAACGTAGCCAGGGCGGCAGAGCAGCTCGACAAGCAGCGCTCGCGTGCGCTCATGTCGCAGTTTCAGCGCAACGAACGCGCGCAGGCGAAGTCGCTGCGAGACCGCGAGCGCACGCTTCGGAGTGTCGGCGGTGGGGCGGCCAGGAGCGTTCGGGGTGCTCTCGGCGGCGCGGCCATGATCGGGGGCGCAGCGCTCGGCGTTGCAGGGGGATTTGCAGCAGGCGAGGCGCTCAGGGAACGCGTCTCGATTCAACAGCGCGCCTCTCAGCTCGCGAACCAGGCAGGCAATCCGCGGCTCAAGGGCCAGCTC